ACATAAGTCCATTGGCAGAAGATTTCTGTACCCGACTGCATGTTGCCGCCAACGATACCGAGGTTGCCAAAGTAAAGACCCATTGTGGACTGGCTAGTAATGATGAACTGAGTGCGCTCGATTGAGCAGTTTGACGTTGAAAGTTGAATGTTCTGTAATCCGTCACCTGGCCCCCAACCTGCGGAGAACGATTCAATGGCGAGGATAGGCGTGAAGTAGGGGTTGATAACAATCTGCCCCATGCGGTTCATGTAGTAGCGACCATTCTCGGTATTCGAGGTGGCGCAGAGTGATCCGTAAACTCCCATTGTGTAGTTGTCAGCCTTTGACGAAGCGCGAACGATTAGCTCGTAGAGTGCGCGGTCTTGAACTGCCTGTGAAGCGTCTTCAATGAGGTTTGTAAAGTCAATAGCCGCAGCCGTAGGACTGAACTTGACCTCGGCGAGCGAGACGTATGGTTCGACCATTCCACCGGAGTAAACAAATGGGGCTACGATTGACATTTATTCCTCTTCTGGGGTGAGTTCGGTTGAGCCACACTTACCGCACTTGTCGCGGTACAGGCTGACAAAGTTACAAGCGTCGCACCTGTAACCATTGGCGTTTCTAAAGTTAATACCTGCCACAGCGAAGTCTCCTGACTTAACGAGAGAGCGAGCGTCTGTGCCGTCAACGTGGAATGTGCCATCCTTCTGTCGAGGAATGACCTTGCCTTCGTTAACTTGAATCTCTTTAAGTCCGTTGTCTGAACCTACGAGTCTCATTTAATTCTCCCTTTGCGAACGAGGGAGCAGTGCGGAGAAGGGGAACTCCGCACCGCTCTACCTCAGTGGCTAGATGCAAGCACCTAGCGATTTAATCAGAATCAACCAGTGATTCCGGTGATTACACCTGACCACGCTGGAGCGCGGAAAGCAAGTGAACCGTATGTGTACGAGCTGATGTCGTATGAGAAGCCGATTTGTGGCCACTCAATGATCATGCTGTCAACAACGTTGTGTGCTTCTACTGTCTGTGCAACGCCAGAGTCTGGGAATGGAAGCTGCTTCTGGTGAACCAGCGCCACACCAGCAGGTGCGAAGCGGTGAGTCACAAGGTCAACCATCTTGCCTGTTGCCTGGTTCTGTACGGCTTGTACAAGTGAACCAAGAACAATTCCGTCTGAACCAGTTTCGTAGTTAAGACGGTATGAAGATGTGCTTGCGCTTGTCTGAATCGCCTTAGCAATAGCACGACGTACAGCAGCAGTTGTGATAACTACGTCTGGGTCACCCATTGTTGAGTTGAAGAGACTTACGAAAGCAGCCTGTAGGAAGTCGTCAGCAGTTGACTGTGAAGCCACTGTGCCGTTCAACTGAGCCTGGTATCCACCGATTGTTGCGAAGGTGTTAACCCATCCGTCGTAACCTGAGCCTGAGTTAGCGCCAGCAGCGAATGTGTTGTATGAACCGTCGGTTGATGGAACAGGAACTGTTGTTGAAGCAAATGCAAGACCAGTAACGCCTGAAGCGGTGCTGACTGTAGTTGCCTTGTAAACAGTTGGTGTTGTGGTTGTTGCGTAGATGTTTACAGCTACAACGTTCGCAGGAAGAGTTCCTGTGTATGTAACCTTTACACCCTGGCCTGAAACAGTTGTAATCGTTCCAGCAGCAAAAGGAGCAGACTCACCGTAAGCAGATGAAACTGTTACCTGAACTACTGTGCCTGATGTTCCTGTTGTGATTCCAGTTCCAGTTGCGTCAGGAGCAGCAGTGAATGTCAATCCTGAAATCTGGCTAGAAGAAAGAACAGGTGTTGAGCATGAGTTCATCATGTTGCGCTCTTCTGCAAGGAAGTGTGACCAGATGAGTGAAGTGTGTGAGAGTTGACGGAGATCCGTGTAACCCTGACCAGCAAACTCAGCCTGGAGTGAAACGCTGTCTGACAAACCTTGTTCTACGAATGACTTGACAATCTTGTCAGCTGCGTAAACGATCTGTGTTGGGCGGTTAAGAGTAACACCGTTGAATGAAGTTGAAGCTGAGTTCGAGTTGAAGAATGAACTTAGGTTCGCTACTCCACCAACACCGGCGTTTGAAAGACCGGTGATGCGACGGAATTCAAGTGCTTGTCCTTGTGCCTTGATACGTGCTGTGCTGTTGCGAAGGTAAAGTTCCTTCGGGATGAGCAATGAAAGCACTGGGTCAAGGTCGTAAGGTACGAGACCTGAGATACCTGAAACGGTGTTGTTAAGTGGTGATGTAAGGCTGATGTTCTTGCTTACGTCTTGGATGCCAGCAAGAGCAGATGTAACTGCTGCGAGTTGGTCGCCTGAAACAACCTTAGAGAGGTCAGTAAGAGCCTCTTCTGTGCGTGTAGCAGCAGAAACGGTCTTTGTGATTCCGGTTGATGGGCTGAATGAAAGCTCACCGCGACGGTGTGCAGTCAGTGTGTTCGAGTGAACTGCGCTCAAGGCTGACTTGTATGCCTCGAAACGCTCAACGCGCTGTTCGGCTGGTACTCCGCCGAATAGGTCGTCAATGGAAGGAGCGGCTAATGCCATGTCTCAATCCCTTTCTGTTAGATGGTTAGTTGAACTGCTTTGACTTAGCCTCGTAGCGAGCTGCTTCGGCTAGGTACTGATTACGTAGTTCTGGGTTAGTCATTTTTTGCGCCATGTCGCGGAGACGAATTGCCTCTACTTCAGCCGCAATGACCTGAGCAGACTTAGATGTCTGTTCTCTTGTTGCTCTGATGGCTGGGCCACCAGGTACTGCCATCTCACGCACTTCATCAAGCGCGGCCTTCAAGAGACTAATCTCTTCTTTCGCCTCGTCTAATGCTGCCTTTGTTGTGATGGTTTCTTCAAGACCTAAAGCCTTGACGATTTCGTTGCGCAACTCGTCTTTTGTTTCTTCGGTTGCGTCGTCTGCTGATGCAGACTTGATTAGGTCGGCGCTAACGCCAAGTCCAATGTAAGCCATTGTGTCTTCTCCTGATTTGTCGTCATCCCATCCTGTGAATGGAGCTGATGTTTCATTTTCTGATGCTTCCCCTGTCCACCAGTCCAAGAAAATGGATAGTGAGCAAAGTAATTCCTGTACGTCGCAAACTTCGCTTTCTGTGCCTGCGAGCATCTCGTCAAGTTCAGCCTTGATAAGTGCAATCATGCCAGCGCGTACTGCTTCGAGTTCTGCTGGGTCGTGGATCATGTCGTCGGCCTTAACCAACTCTGCGTCTGTACCCTTCCAGTTTTCAGGAACCATCTCTTCACGGCCAAGTGCCTTAGCACGAGCCTTGATGTGAGCCTTAACCTTTGCTGGGTCTTTGGCACGACCAAATGCCTGGATAGCGTTCTTTAGGTCGCCAACAGTTTTGATTGGGTATGAGCCGTCTGGGAGTGCTTCGCCCTTGTCACCGGCAAGCTCACGTTCTGCCTGTGTGTAGTCCTTCTTTTCAACTTCTGGCTCGGTAACTTCTGTGTCGTCTGCGTCAGCAGCTTTGATGTCACGGTTGTCCATGTTCTGAGGAATGGTTGGTGAGTTCTGCACTTGGTCGTCTACTAGACCTTCTGGCTGTTCACCGGTTCCACTGCATACTTCGCATGGGGTGTCAAACTCTTCGCTCGCTGTGTTGGTCTTCTTACCAGTTCCAGCGCATGAGGTACAAGCCTGAATGGTCTCGTACAGCTCTGTTGGAGCGCCTTCTGGTTCTGCCATGATTGCCTCTTGATCGATGGCATCTTTTTCTATGTCTGCCATTGCAGAGCCTTTCACTAATTCGCCCTTGACTGATTTAGCAAGTTCGATAACGCATGATGGGTTTGCTGGGCGGTCAACGAGTGACACCTCAACGATTTTGCCTGAACGGATCATTCCGCCTGGGGCTTCTGCTGACTTCTCAATGCGTGCCGATTTAATTCCCACGCTAAAGCCGGTGTATATACCTTCCTCGACAAGGCGAGCGGCTTCTGAGTCAACAATCTTGGCTTCTACAACGTAGCCTGTGCCTGATTGTTCCATCTCCATAGCCTTACCGATTGCCTTTGACTGGTGCATCTCGCGGATGTTGCCAATCTTGAACCACTCTGGCATTGCAGTCTTAAGCCACTCTGGGTCGCAGATTTGCTCGTCGAGGTCAAGGGTTGCGTCTGTGGCAAGACCCTTTACTCTCATGTAGCCGTCGTCTCCGCGCTTGACTGTTAGGTTGCCGAAGTAGGAGTAGGTAATGTCTTGAGCCATTGGGTTATTCTCCTGTTGAGGTTAATGTGTCTGGCAATACAGCCGCTACGGTGCAACGGCAAGAAGGGTGTTCTGGTGGGTAGTTGTCTGTGATGTCGTGTGGGTTGGCTAGTTCTTGGTCTAAGCACTCCGCACAAGCACCGTCATAGGCTAACCAGTCAAACTGTTCAATGCCAGCCGACTGATAAGTGTCTACTGCCGAAGCGTTGTAGGCACGGTTTGTTTCTGTAACTGCGATAATGTCTGCACGATTTGGATCATTGATGATTAAGTCAATCGCCGTTCCAATGTCTCTAGCACTCATGCCCTGGCTAATGCCAAGAAATAATGAGTCTGAGATTCGTGTCATTGTTGTCTGGTTAATACCTTGAATGGTAATGCCAGCCTTGTCAAGCAAGTTTTGCAAGCCTTTACCAGCCAATACTGCGTCTGAGCGAACTACCTGAGCTGCGTCAACTGCACCGGCGTAACTTCCTGCGGTGTAGATGTCTTTTAAGACGTTAACTGCTTTGGCGTTGTTCATTAGAACATTGCTACGCACTGCGCCCTGGGCAACTGCTTTCATCTGAGCTGCATCCTCAAGCGGCTTTGGAACTGCCCGAAGTGCCTGTGCGATTGCTGAACCGACTCCTGAGATACCGGCTGCGAGTGCTACCTGGATAGCCTTAGAGTGCTTCTTTGATACTGCCTCGACCTT